TCACTGGACATCAAAATCTCTCCTTGCGAATGGGCCACGACCGAAGGTGCGCGACATTTGGCAAACACGTACCGTCGCGATGCCCGATTTCAGTTGGAACCACGCCAGATCCGAAAGCGAGGCCGAGGTTCTATCGGTCTGGGTTTCAAAAATCAGCCGTCCGTCCTGTTCCACTTGCACCAGATAGCTTTCGCTATCCTCGCCCAGTGGAATGTCGGTGCCGTCCCAGCCGTCACTTTCGATCCGGCCACGACGGACCCATGTGATCTGGCGTCCCGACAGCATCAGATGGCAGGGTGAATAGGGACGCAGTCCAACCCCCTGTGCCACGGTTGACCGGCTTCGATAGCTGGCATCATCAGGGCTGCGCAGTGCCGGACCGATACGCCAGAACCGTTCCTGCCCCCGCGCCGACGGCGGCAGATCGACTTGCTGTGGTCCACCGTCCAGCAGGACAACCAGACTGCCTTCTGGCCAGATATCAGGCATCAGGGCGTCAGTGCCAGCCTGCCCTCGCAGGCGTTGACTGATCTCCCATATGTTCGGGGCGACCAGTTGGGCTTTGGCAAATTGCATAACTTCCCACCCGTCAAGGGAACCGTCACCGATGGCCAGTGTATTAGCCCCCGCCAACAGCGCACGCTCGGTCACGGATTTCAGCGGATCATTCGTCAAACGCAGCTTTAGTGGCGCGCCGCGGTCGATGATACCGGCCCTTGCACGGGCCAGCGGCGTCATGGTCCGGCCAATCAGTGAACGACGGTCCAGCACCAGGTTCGTCTCGAACCCGCCCTCTTCCTCGACCGAGGAATAGGCCGCAACCGTGCCGGGCCAGGGATAGGCCGACGCAGCCAGATAGGGGGCATAGGGCACTTCATCCCCGCGCAGCAGCGGCAGGTCCAGAAACACCGGATAGACCGGCGTCGGCGGGGAATAGCGACGGATCGCGCCCTGTTCCTGATGGCTAAGCTGTGGCGTATAAAGGCCCGGATCGATCCGCACAGCATCCACCGTGATGACACCGGCCCGTTCCACCCTGTCGATCCGCCAGCGCAGAACCTCTTGCCCCGGAATATCTGACAGAACCACATCCCCCGGCCCCAGATCCGACATCGACGGTGCCAAGGCAAATCGTGCGGTATCACGCGCCACCTCGGCTTCGGCGATCCAGCGGTCGGCAATCGCGCGACCTTCAGGGCGCGTCAACACCATCGAGAATTCGCTGTCCGAAACCGCTTGCCGCGTCTCGTCGGACAGACAGGATTCGGCCGTTGCTGTGACATAGTCGCCCCCCGCCGCAATATGGCTAAGACGGATGCGCCCCGCAGTCGATGCTTCGACCAGACGAGCGGTTTCAAAGCCTGTCAGCTCGCCCGCGATTGCCAGATCATCAGCACCGATACGCGCCTTTGGCAGACCGTCACGCGCAATAAAGGTCAAGCGTCCGCCACGTTCGATTGCATCGAACCCATGCACCAGCATCAAGGGCTGCAAAGCTGCACGGGCGGATTCATTGCCCTGCAGGGACATCCCGCGCACAACGCCGGAAATGGCGCTGGTATCGACATCGGTCACACCTGACACCGCACAGATATCACGGACAACCGTGCGCAGGTTCACGGCACCTGCCCGACCGTTCAGCCAATGCCCCCGATCCCATGCCGGACCGTCCGACCACAGATCATCCCGCCCCGGAAACGCCGGATAGGGCCGCGCGTCCCAGCACCAGATATGCGCGCGATCGGTGTCCAGCATCGGCATACCGTCCGCATTGCGCGGGTTATTGTCAGGATCGTTCCAGAACCCCATCGAGGCTTCGATATAGGCCGCCTGAATCGCGTCATTTCGAACACCGTTCGAATAATGCGGCAGCATACTCTCCAAGCTCATGGCATCCAGAAACTTGTTCGGCTGGTTCGTCGCCTTATCCAGCGCGGCACAACCCAATTCGGTAAACCAGATCGGCTTTGACCCCGGAACCCAACCGGTGGCCTGCCGCTGCCTTACCCCTTCGGGACGGTCGTAATGCAGGTTCTGCCACCAGCTGGCCAGATCCTTATACCGCCAGACCCATGCCTCGTCATATTGGCCATCGGTGATCGGCGTGCGTTTCTGGGCGTCGCGGTCGGCGTCGCTGGCATAGAACCAGTCATAGCCTTCGCCACCCGCCACATTCGCCTTGAGGTAGTCGATATTGTCGATCCGCCCCCAATGTGCATCCAGATGGGTGTCGCCATCACGCCAATCCGACAGCGGCATATAATTATCGATGCCGATGAAATCGATATTCGGATCAGCCCACAGCGGATCAAGATGGAAGAACAGTTCCCCGCCACCCGGATGATGCCCGAAATATTCCGACCAATCCGAGGCATAGCCGATTTTGACATCCGGCCCCAGAATGGCACGCACATCCGCCGCCAGAACCTTCAACGCCGCCACCGCAGGATAGCTGTTCTGCGGCCCGCGGATCTGCGTCATCGCGACCATTTCCGACCCGATCAGAAACGCATCCGTATTGCCCGCAAGGGCACAAAGATGGGCGTAATGCAGGATAAACCGGCGATAGCTCCATTCATCGGGGCCGGAATAGATGACCGTCTCATCCGACGTCCGGAAATCATCGCGATTCGCCTGTCCAAAAAACCGGCTGACCTGATCCACTGCCGCCTGCGTCAGATCCTGTGTGCCTGCACGCCCCGGTGCGATCGCTGTGGTCACGCGGCCGCGCCACGGCATGACAGGTTGTTCGGTGGCACCATATGGATCGGGCAATCCATTGCCGGCCAGCTGCTCCATCAGGATGAAGGGATAAAAGATCGCCTTGCGCCCCGTCGCCGACAGCGCGCGCAGCCCTTCGATCACCGCCCTGTCTGCAGGCGTGCCGCCATAGATCGGGCGACCGTCTTTACGCGCAACCTCTTGCGCCGCGTTGCGGCTGATACCGCCTGCACGCCACGGCATCTGGTTGCCATCAACTTCTTTGAATTCTACCTTGGGGCGGACCTGACAATCACCGATCCGCAGGTCGCTGCCGAACCATGACACCACCATAGAGACCGATCCGACATTCGGCAGCTCGCGCCCCAACACATCAAGCGAGGCGGAAAAATCCGTCCCGCCCATCGGGGTATTGACGTTGAAGCTGCGGCTTTCACCCAGATCATCGCCTTCCGACACAGCCGTGGTGGCCAGCGAATATTCACCTGTGCCGGGGATCAGGGCCACCGCGCGGACGTCGGTGCACATGCCGGTTCCGTCACGGGCGGGACAGGTCACCTCGAAGCTAAGCTGCGGCATGCGGTTGCCCCAGCGCTCCAACGTCAGGTTTTCCAGAATGACATAGGCGATACCGCGATAGGCAGGCGCATCCTCACCCTCGATCGCGGAAATTACCGGATCGGGGCTTTGCGATTCACCACCGCGATAGATGCGCATGTTCAGATCTTCGGCGGCAATCTCCTCGCCATCGGCCCAGACGCGACCAACGCTCAGGATACGCCCCTCGCATAGCGCCAGCGCGACCGACAAACGATAGCTGACCTGCGTGACCTGCGTCTGGGGCGCACCTTTTCCGCCACCGCCCTCGGTCTTGGTGATCTCCTCCATCGGAGAGGCCCAGATCACATGGCCCGGCAGACGCATCTGGCCCCAGACGCGCGGCACCGCCGCACCTTCACCTGCGGTCTGGATACGCAGGCGATCAATGCGTCCGGTTTCAACCGCCTTGGCACCCCCACCAAGCAAACGCTGGTCGATCACGCGCCCGGCCAAAGCACCGGCTGCGCGCCCCAAGACAGCGCCGGACAGCCCAAGGACCGCGCCGCCAAAACCCGCGCCAAGCGATGCACCCACCGCTGACAGGACAATCGTGGCCATAAGGACCTCCTTTGTTGGAATTGCTCAGGGAAAGCAGAAACGCGCAACAATCCGCGACTGCCATGGCGGCGTCAGCGGACTTTCGATAACTCCGTGATAGGTATAGGCATGCAGGAACCGCGCCTCGGGGCCGGTCTGCGACAGGATGCCAAGGTGCTTGGCAATCGCGCCCTGACGCATACGGAACAACAAGACCTGCCCCGCTTGCCAGTCATCATCGCGGGCAACAGGCACCAGATGGCGCATGGCAGCATCCTGCAGAACCTCTGCACTGTTACATTCGGCCCAATCTGCGGTATAGGCGGGCGGCGCTTCGGGTTCGTCACCATGCAGATCGCGCCAGACGCCGCGGATCAGACCAAGACAATCGGCACCGCTGCCTTTCACGCTGGCCTGATGCACATAGGGCGTGCCCAGCCATTGACGGGCAGCATCAACAACCGCATTTTCCATCCTACCCCCCCACCTGCGGTGCCAGCAGCCAGTCTTCCGATGGCAGATGCGGAAAGCCCCGAAAGTTCAGGAAGTTGTTGAACTTCAGCCGGCAGGTTCCGGCGGCCTTGTCACAGCCCGCGATCAGCTTGATCCGGTCGCCGGCAGCGGGGGGGATTGCCAATCCGGCCCATAGTTCGATGGTGCGGGTGCCATCCTCATGCGCGGTGTCGTTCTTGATGGCCGCGTGAAGCCCCTGTGCATTGCCGTCCAGCAGATGCAACTGGCCCTGTTCGAACCAATTCCCGGCAAATGCGGGAAAGGCGTCGAACGTGAAGATACGACCGTCCCGAACGTCTTGAACGGCCAGTTCCAGCGACAGGGCCTCGGTTGCCAGATTGACGCAGCATGATCCGTCGCCCAAACGCGCGCTGCACCGCGGATGATAGACCCGTCCCTGTGGCGCATTCAACTTATCGGCGATGCCGCGCAGTTCGGCCTGAAAGGCACCATTGGCACGTGTGACTTCGCCCAGTGACCCCCGAAAGACCAGCTTGCGGGATGTGACATCTGACCAATCCACCTCCCACATCTGTAATTCGGCGTCATCCCAGCGACCTGCCATCAGATCGCGTTCGGTGATCGCATCATTATCCAGCGCCCCCGAGGCTTCGGTATTGTCCACCGACAACCCCGTCGCCTGCACGATGGCCTGCGCCGTCAATCCCAGATCAGGACGAAAGCTGATACCCTCGAAGTCCAACCCACGGTCATGATCGGTAAAGCCCAGAAGAAAGCCATCGGCACGGCGGACCGACCAGGCCCGTGCAAATGTCGTCGTCGTCATAGCCGCACCTCGACCACCGGAATATCGGGCACCTGCCCCGCCTGGAACGAGGCGACAGACACCGCGATCCGATCCGTATCGAACCGCACCGGCACATCGAATTCATATCCTGCCATGACGTCGGCACCGGTTTCAGGTGCCTCGTCAAAGGTAATGATGCCTGTCTGGTGATCGACCTGATAGTTGATGCCGATAAACAGCTCGGCACCGCCGATCCCGGCACGCACCGAATTGAGCACCGTCTTGCAAATCGGCCGGTGATAGGTCGCCCCCCCCGAAACATAGGCCTTTGTCAGTTGAAAACTGCGCGTAACGCCATCGCCCTTGGCAATAACCTGATCGCTAAAAACCGGCGCAAGTGAAGGCAAGCAGCTTTTGTAATCGGTCCAGTCTTTCCAGCGAAATCCGTGCAACTGCCCTGCCCGCGCCTCGAAAAAGGCGATGACCGCAGAAAGATCATCCAGCGACCGCAACCCCATCCCCGCGTCAAAGCGGCGGCGGGCGTGGGTCCACGGGGTGTTGCGCTGTTCGAAACCGCTGGCCAAGGACACAATTTCGGTCCGGCGTTCCGGCCCGCCAATCGCCCCGAAGGACAGATTGGCGGGAAATCTGACGTCATGAAATGCCATGATAGTACCTGTTTTCAGCTGTTGCGGTCGCCGCGCGCCAGAACGCGCGACATCTGTGCGGCAATCTGCGACTGGCTGCGCTGGAAACCCGCAACATCCGGCGTCTGGATGTTGAAAGTCATATTGACCGCACTACCCCCGCCCGATGTCGCGACGCCCAGCTTGCCATCCGCGCCGCGTTGCAGCGGCATGATCGCTTCGGGGCCAGCCTCGCCCATCAGGCCGGAGCCGCCGCGCATCGCGAAGGCAGTCGGGCTTTGGGCGATACCGCCCACTGCGGTGGTCCGACCCTGTGAAAAGGCACCACCCTTGGCAAAGGGCGTCAGAACCTGACCGAACGTCCCGCCCCCAAGGACCGAGGCCATCCCACCCGCCAAACTACCCGCCAGCGTGCTTTCCACCGGCTGCATCGCGATGGAATAGACCGTATCAGCCAGCGACTGGCCGATAGATTTCAACGCATCCGACAGCTTGCCACCATCCAGAACCAGACCGTCGATCGCCCCGCCCAAGCCCCGTTCAAGACCGGATGATAAGGTCGTCACCTCGCGCGTGGTGAACAGCATCGACTGCCGCAGCCGTGCCAGTTCGCTTTCGAATTCGCTGGTCATCTGGGCGTTGCGGCCCAGATCCTCCTCTAGCAGGTCCAGCGACGACCCGATGCCATCATTCATTGCCATGACCATTTTCCCCACATGCATAATCCGGTCCGCCCCCTAAGCGGGGCGCATCGGGAAATTTGATTTGCAAATCCGCCAGACGGTTGCGGTTCATACGGCTGGCTGCGGGTTCCATCCCCAGCATCAAGGCCAGCTCGGAGGGCGTCAGCGCCCAGAAATCATCGGGCCGCAAACGCAGGTCCCGCATCCCTGCACGCATCAATCCCTGCCAATCCAGCGTGGTCCCACCGCTCATGCGGCGTCCCGAAAGGCCAATGTGATCAAACGGGCGGCGATGCGCGCGCCTTCCAGCGGACCGCCATCAATCTGTCGGGCCAACAGATCATCTTGCGTCCCTGTCCAGCCACCACCGCGCAGACCTGCGACCAGCACCGCCATAATATCGTTGCTGCTAAAGCGGTCTTCTTCCAGACGGCCCGCAAGCGCCGCCAGATTGTCTTCGGCCAGCGCGTCTTCCAGTTCGGCCAAAGCCCCCAAGGTCAGCCGCGCGATATGCGGCTGACCATCCAGAACTATCTGGACCTCTCCTCTCAGCGGATTGACCATCAGATCGCCTCGAAAGTCAGGGCACCTGCGGATGCCAGCGACAGTTCATAGGTCGCCTCGCCGTCATGGGTGCCCGCATATTCCAGCGAGGTGATCTGGAATGCCCCCGAAACCTGACCAAAATCAGGAATGATGATCTGGAATTGCGGAATTTCACCGTCGAAAAACACCTGACGCGCGCGACCATCACTGTTGGCATCGCGAAACACACCCGATCCGGAAACCGAGGCGCTGCGCACCCCCGCACCACCCAGCAGTTCACGCCATCCGCCTTCACTTTCGAGGCTGGTGACATCGACGGTTTCGGCATTGAACGACAGGCGCGTGGCACGCAGCCCGGCCACGGTTTCGAACGCCCCGTCGCCGGACATGTCCATCTTGATCAGAAGATCGCGTCCATTCTGTACTGCCATGATCCAGTCTCCCTCAGATTAAATCGATACGAGCGCGAAAGGTCAGATCGACCTGCCGTGACGCGCCACTTTTCATTCGACGCGCCGAAGCGCGCAGAAACCACAAACCCGCCAGCTTGCCCCGCGACAGCTGCAATGACCCGTCCTGCAAAGCATCGGCCACCGCGACCGCTGCTGCCTTGACCGCGCCGAAACCGGCGCCATCGCTGCCGGACATGACCGAGACGATGAAATCATGCCGTGCGCCGCGGGCGCTGACATCACTGACATCGCGCACATCCTCGGTCCCCAACGCGACATGCACCCCGCTGGGGGCCTCGACGGGCATTGCGTCGAAGATCGCGTCACCGACCAGATCGGCTAGCGCCTCGTCGTTGCGCAATTGCTGATAGACAGCCGCTTGAAGGGCGACACCTGCGCCATAACTCATGTCGGATCCTCTTCCCGGGCGTGACAGACCAGATAGCTGCCGCGCGCATCCTGTTCAGCGACCGCCTCGATCAGGAACAACCGCCCGCCCAACCGCAGCCGCTGTCCCGCCTGCGGTCGCCTTGCGTCACCAACGGGCGCAGCGCGGGTGGTGATTTTCCAGCGCACGGTACTGATCGCACCCTGATCCTTGGCCGATCCCGCATCCATTCCGGCCCAAAGCAGACCCAGCCGCCGCCATGCGCTGACATAGCCGCCCATGCCATCCGCACGCCGGTCGGGGGTTTCCAGGGCCAGCTGGACGTTCAAATCCGGTGTGGCCATCAGCGCCACCCCTGATTGCCGCGTCCCGCAAGGGTCCGGACCGCCCGCCATTTCTCGATCAGGGCACTGACACCAAAAGGCAGCGCCTGACGCAGCCCGTCCTGACTTCGGTCGTCATAATACCGCGCGGCCAACAGGATCACCGCCTGCGCAAGATCGGCAGGAACCTGTGTCCATGTATCGCCAAATCCCGCGACAAAGGTCACGGTCACGCTGCCCCTGCGCGGCACATGCGGCAGAATCACCCCCGTCGGCAAAATCACCGGCCGCTGTCCGTCAGGCACCAGCCGCCAGCCTTCGGCGGCCAGCGCTGTCACCGTCCCCGAACCATCGTCGATCTCGATCTTCTCGACCGAATGGACAGGTGCCAAAGGCAGCGACTGCCCCAACCGGTCGCGCCAGTCGTCCAGCTGCATCCGGAAGCGCCGCTTCAGCAGCACCTTGCCGGTCCGCGCCTCGATCGTGGCGATTGCAGCGCGCAGAAATCCGGACAGCGCCGCCGTCTCTGCGACATCATCGGGTCCGTCAAACCCCGATGCCAAACGCAAATGTCCGCGCAGCGCTGCCACTGGCAGCGCCTCTGCCGCTGGCGCCGTTTCCTCTATCAGCATCATCTTGCGAACCTCCCGTCCTGCCGTCCGCACACATCATCAGGACGCATCCCCCCGAAACGGGGGATGGTCCGGTTTGCCAAAGGTTTCGAAAAAAAGGGACGCGCCCGCACGCCAGCCATCAGCACGCGCGGACAGTTGCTTAACCGGTACGGCCGGCAACGCGCGCGTCCCCTTCCCTCACCCGTCCCGCAAATGGCTCAGGTGAACTGCAGCAGCTTGACGGCGCGGAAATCGGTCACGCCGCCGCCAACACGCTTGGTGGCATAGAACAGCACATGCGGTTTGGCGCTGAAGGGATCACGCAGAACGCGCAGGTCGGGGCGTTCAACGATGGTATAGGCGGCGTGGAAATCACCGAAGCCGACCGATTTCGAATTGGCGGCGATGTCGGGCATATCCTCGCTGATCAGCACCGGATAGCCCAGCAGCTGCGGCACCTGACCCACGCTCAGCGCGTCGGTCCACAAGAAACGGCCGTCGGTATCCTTCATCTTGCGAATACGCGCGGCCGTTTTCGAATTCATGATAAACGAGGCATTGGCACGGTATTTCGCACCAAGGGCATAGATCAGGTCGATCAGGCAATCGGCCTGGTTGGTCGCCGCAAAGTCACCCGCCTTGCCGGTCACAACCGTGCCGATCTGGTTGTCGCCTGCCGCCGCATTCAATGCCGTGGTATAGGACAGGATACCTTTCGGCTTATCGACGCCATCGCCACTGACAAAAGCAGCCGCTTCGGAACGTGCGAATTTATCGGCGATACGCTCGGCCAGCCAGCCCTCGACGTCGAAAGCCGCATCATCCAGCAGACGCTGGCTGGCCTTCGGCATGGCCGAGAGTTCATGAACGGGAATGGAAATCCGCTCGATCCCGCCAGCCGATCCTTCGACCGCAGCCGCCTCGGTGGCCCAGCCGGCACCAAGATCACCCTTATCGACCAGCACCTCGTATGACGCGCTTTCGATGGCGACCACATTGGCCAGACGGCGCAGCGAGGCACCGCCCAGCAGCACCCGCTGAACCGATTCCGCAACCGTCGGCGCGGCAAGGAAACCGCCGTCGCTGGCAACCGTCAGGCCCTTTTCCTCGATGGCCAGACCGCGCAGGCCGTCATCGTCACCGCTGCGAAGATAGGCGTTGAACGCCTTCTGATGGGGCACTTCGACCTCGGCGGTTGCGGACAAAGGGGCGCGGCCACGCAGGGCAGTCTTGCGATCGATCATGGTCATACGGTGTTCCTGTGCATTGAGTTTGGTCTGGATGTCTTCACGAAAGCCCTTGAGTTCATCGACGAACCCCATCATGGCCCCGCGCAGATCGGCAGGCATGACGCCGCCGGCCGCGGTTTTCGCCTCGGTCATGGTCTTCTCCTCATCACGATGATCAGGGCGCGACCGCCCCAGTTGCCGGACCGGGCCGCTTGGGGCAGGGTCCGAACCTGAACGGGACGCGCGTCAGGCGCGCATCCCTGAAACCTGTCAGCCGCGCAGCGCGTCGGCGGCGGCTGTGAAAAGGGCTGCAACCTCACGCAGATCATCGGCCTCCTTGCGGCCCACCTTGGCTTCGGGCAGCATCGGGAAGGTCACCAAGGACACCTCCCACAGCTCAACCTCGGTCAGAACGCGCGCGCCCTTCTGGTTGCGCTCGGCGCGGATGGTGCGATAGCCGATCGACAGCCCGTCGATCGCACCCGCCTGAATCAACGCGGCGGCTTCGCGCGCCTGCGCCACCTCGGGCAGCAACCGGCCTTTGACCCACAGACCCGCGTCGTCTTCGCGGATTTCATCCCAGACACCGATGGGGCGGGTGGGGTCGTGCTGCCACAGCATCCGCACCTTGTCGCCCTTGCCCGCCAGCCGCGCCAAGGATGCCGAAAACGCCCCCTTGGCGACGGCATCGCCGCCCTGATCGGTCAGGCCGAACAGGCTGGCATAGCCCTCGATCACCTGTCCTTCCGACAGCACAGGCGCACCGCCCGCGAATTTCACTTCCAACCCCGGAACCATCCTTCAGCCTCCTCTTGGTGCATAATCCAGTATCCCCTGGACGGCCTGCGTCAGGATCACGGCGACGACGCCATAGACGGTCATCCACAACCGCCGCTCCAGCCCCTCGATCATGGCCTCGATTCGTTCCAGCCGGCGTTCGACCTGCCCGAATTGCAGCGCCATGATCCGTTCCTGCGCGTCGATCCGCTGGTCCTGCCACAGACCGTCCTTGACGAAACGCGAGCCTTCCATCCGCTCATTCTCCGTCCATAGGCGGCAGACCCAGCAGGGCGCGCTTTTCCGCATCCGTCAGGAAATCCGCCGCCGCGATCCGCGCCCATTGCTGGTTGCGGTCTTCGGCCAGCGCGGGAATTTGGTCGGGGTCTGGGCGCAACTCAACCTCTTCGCCCAGATGCTCGGACAGCCACCACGCGACCGAGGCCGCAACCCGCGTCGCCAAAGGCAGCACCGTCAGGCGATAGAACGCCCGATGCGCCTCGGCGTAATTGGCATAGGTCGCATCGCCGGGTATCCCCAGCAGCATCGGCGGCACCCCGAATGCCAGCGCGATTTCCCGCGCCGCCGACAGCTTGGTTTCGTGGAACTCCATATCGCTTGGACTGAACCCCATGGGCCGCCAATCCAAACCGCCCTCCAGCAGCATGGGCCGACCGGCGTTGCGCGCGCCTTGGTGGTTCATCTCGATCTCGCCCACCAAGCGGTCATATTGATCCGCGCTCAGCGTGCCCTGCCCGTCCATCCCCTTATAGATGATGGCCCCGCTTGGCCGCGCCGCATTGTCCGGCAGCGCCTTCGACCAGGCCGAGGCACTGTTATGCACGTCGAAGGCCACCGCCGCCGCCTGCATCGGCGACAGACCATAGTGGTCATCCACCGGATGAAAGCTTTTGATATGGCAGATCGGGTCCGGACTGCCGGTCATATCGAACCGGTGCTTGCGCCCGCCGACCGCATATTCATAGGCAACCGGCCAGCCGTCCGCCCCCGGCACAATCGTCATCCGGTCCGCCCGTAAGACATGCAATTCTTGCGGCAGACCCGCATCATCCAGACTGACCGCCTCAAGATAGCCGTTGCCCGACAGCAGCATCTGTCCGAACAGCGCCTCCAGCAACTCGGCCCGCCCCTGCCCAGGATTGGGACGGCGCAGCAGGTCGATGACCGGATGGACCTCGAACCGCTGGTCGCGATTGGCACAGATCAGCGGCACCGCAGCCGCCGCCTCGGCGATCAGCTTGACCGACCGAAAGCCCACCGGATTGCCGACGAATCCGCCGCGTGTCAGGCTGCCCGTATCACGCGCCGACCAGACCGAGCGCCCCGCGCCGCTGGCAAAGGCGACCACCCGCCCTGTTGCACTTGCCTTTCGTTCAGGCACGGCAGAGGATTTTCCCTGCCCCGAAAACATTCGAAACGCCATATCCGCCTCCATATCGGCAAAGAAAAAGGCCGCCCAAACGGACGGCCTTTCATATCATTTTCGTTATCTTACAACCGCCGCATCTGTGGTCGTCGCCAACTGGCCGCGGGTTCGATCATCAGCTCGTGCATGGCCCAAACCATGGCATCCAAACGGTCGGGACTGCCCCGCCCTTCGAACCCGCGAACAGTCATCTGGCACATCTGGTCCTCCAGTGACCCCAGATCACCCTGCCGCAGATGGCTGATACGGCCCTGTTCATACAGCGCTGCCACGGGTTCGGCCCGCAATCCCTTGCCCCGCGATGCCCGCAACCCTTTAAACGGAACCAACGGATCAATCTGCCGGATGACACTTTCAACCATGTCACCGCCTTGGTTGACCTCGGCGACCAGACGCTCGGCCCCGTGGCGGTCCATAGCTGCAATCGCCGCCTTGGCCCAATCGGATGGCCCGCCCCGCACGCTGGCATCCTCCAACACATAGGCCCGCCAGTCATGCGGCTCGCCCTGCGCAACGACACCCGCAACGATGATCCCGCATTCGTCGCTTGACTTTCCATTCGTCACCGAAGGATCGACCGCCACGACAATGCGGTCCAGTTTCGGCACCTGCTCAACCCGCGCGCCTTCCACCATCGCGGTTGTCCACAGCGCGCCTTCGACATTATCCAGCAACACGCCGTCCAACTCCTGTCGCCCCAACCGCGTCCCGCCATAACGGCTCTGAACCTCGGCCAGAAAGCTTTCCGCCAGATAGGCACGGTTCGCATCCGTCGGCGCATGCGTCACCACGGTCGAGGCGTTCCCCAGAATCCGCTTCAACACACCAACATTGCGCGGCGTCGTTGTCACCACCTGTTGGGGATGGCTGCCAAGCCGCAACGCGAATTGCAGCATGTCCCAAACCTCCTCCGACTTTTTCCACTTGGCCAACTCATCCACCCAAGCCGCGTCGAATTGCGGCCCGCGCAGCGCCTCTGGCTCATGTGCGGAATAGACGGTGGCTGTCGCGCCATTGGCCCAGACCAACCTGCGCCGACCGGCTTCCCAGACCGGACGACGATCCGGGGGCGAACAGGCAAGGATCCCGCTTTCACCGAACACCATCACTTCGCGAACCTGATCGAAGGTTTCCCCGACCAAGGCGACACGATGGCATTGGCCTGCGGTACGCGCAGTCGGCCCTTCGACCATCCGCCGCACCCATTCGGAACCGGCGCGGGTTTTCCCCGCCCCGCGCCCCCCCATGATTACCCAGCTTTTCCAGTCGCCCGTCGGGGGCAACTGATGCGGCAAGGCCCAGAATTCGAACAGCCACGGCAGGCTGCCCAA